TTTTTACTAACAACAACTTCTCTTACTTTAGGATCAATAATTGTTTCTTCCACAATATCTATTGGTGCTTTATTAGGAGTCTTACTTATTAATTGTGCTGTTTTAGTAATTCCACTACCACCAAATTGTAAACCACCAAGAACTAATGCTGTATTAATTAATTCATTTTTTGTTGGCATTTTTTGTTCTAATGCTGCACCCACACCAACAAAGGCAGTGTACATAGCTATAAAAGATGTAATAGGATTAGTACCAAAACCACCAGCAAATGATGCTGCTCCAAGAAGTAANGCTTCCTTACCACCCGCTTTCATTCCTTCTTTAATAAATATATCCCACCATTCAGAAAATGTATCTACATCCCCTTGTATTAATGCTTGTGTATACATTTCTCGGATAGTACCAGCCGTAAAACCAGCACTAGCAGCAGCACCTTCTTTTTTTCTTGTTAATAAATATCCTGGAATAGCACCAACAATATACACTGGTAAGTCTGGTATAATTGTACCAAAACTTTGTATGGCTCTTTCTATATGTCCCGTATCATCAAATTCTTCTTCAAAAAATGATTGGGGTAATTCTCCATCAGTATGATATTGTTTAGCAAGATTGTAAATACTTTGACTAAATCCTCTTTCCCAATATTTAGAAACTTCAAAATTTTCGCCAACAGCACTTTCTTTTATATTGCTTGGAATAGAAAGAACATCATCAGCACTAATACCTAATACTTCTGTTTGTGTTTCTTTTTCTAAATTTTGTAATATGTCATTTTGTTCATTCATTAATGAATCAAAAGTTTTTTCATCAATTTTTTTTGCTTGATAGTCGGCTAATATAGAATCCATTTTTTGTTTGGGTTCTGTTACCTCTGGACTTTTAACATCAAATTTTTGTACTTGTTTAATAGGTTCTTTAAAACTATTTGAAACACTATTCCAATATTCTTTAACAATACTTGTTTTAGGTTCTTCTACACCCCAATAATTTAATATTTCATTTTCAGAAAAACCACCTCGTTGTAAATTTAAAGTTTCTTTTTTTCGATATTCATCAATTTCCGTTAAAGAAAATCCTCCTTTTTCTAAATTTTCTAATACTGATAAACCTTCTCCAGACATTACTGACTATTTTCCCAAGCTTTGTATTCATCACTATTTAACCATTCTGCTATTGATTGATTAGGTTTTTTTTGTGGTGGTAAATTTTCTGTATCTAAATCCTCTTTAAAAGTCATACTATCTTTTACTTCATTCATTTGTGTTTCTTTAGAAGGAATATAATTTATAATGTCTTTTAAAATATAATCTTTTGATCCTCTATCTAATAATTCAAAAACATTCTTTCCTTCTTTAATACCTTCTTCAAATCGTTGTTTCATTATTAACTTAAATTGAAAAAATCTTGGTTCAGCTTTTAAATTTAATTTAGCAAATGCCGCATTACCTAAAATATTATCTTTATTAGCAGCAATAAATTCTTCAAAATATCTTGCATTTTGTAATACATCAGCATTATTTTTATTAGCAATTAAATTATAAAAATCTTTTGTTTGATTAGTACCCAATCCATCTTCGCCACCCGTTAATTCTAAAATACTTTTCATTTTACCATCATGTGGAATAACTTGATCCGTAAGAGATTGAATTTCTCCTTTCATAATTTTTTGAAATATTTGATCGTGTAATTTTAAATTTTGATCACTAGGTAATAAATTTTGTTCTCGTTTTACAATTAAATCTTTTAATAAACTTTTATATTGTGTTCCCATTTTTCCTTCAAACTCAATATTATCAATATCGGATATACTTAAATCGCCTAATATAATTTGATCAAAAGTTTTAACATATAAATCATTGTTTGCATCAAGCTCTAATTTAATTTCTTGTGATTGTTGAAATCCTATTTCTGCTCGAACATTAGCTCGTTGTGCATTAATTGCTGTATTAAAATCAGCTTTACCTTGTGTATCTAAATTTTCATAAATAGATTGTAATTCTTCATTGTCATAAAAATTACCAGTCTTTGCTTCTTTATATATTTCATCTGCTTCTTNTAATGTTTGATTTGGAACAACTGGCATAAACGATACTAATGTATCAATATCCATTCTTCTTGCATTATCTGTAGCGGGGTCAATTAAAGATGTTATTGTTGTTGGATCTAATCTTGTTTTCCAATAATCACTTTTTAATAATTCTAAAAATTTATGAGGATTTTTATCTACCATTTGCTGTGCTTCCATGGTGTATAATTCTTTCTGCGCTTTAATAATAGCAATATGAGGTAAATCGTTTAAGATTAAATCACCCGCTGCTTCAATAAATATATTTGGATTTTCATCATCAACACCAAATAATCTTTCCCATGCTGCTTCTCTTTTAGGATGACCAGGTTCATAATTTAAATAATCATTATATAACTGTTCTTTTTCTATTTGATGAATACCAATAGCATTTTGAATATCTGTTTTTCTAATACTTGATGAAACCTCAATACCTTCAGCAGCAATTAAATCATTATACTTCATCGTAAATAATTCTTTTACAACTTGATCATCTACATTTTTTATTGCTTTGTTATAAATTTTTTTAGATGTTTGTTCCCAATTATTAGCTGAATTTTTTGTATCAGGATCACTAGCTATATCCATTTTTAATTGATTAATTTCTGGGAGAATACTATGATAAATAGATTTAACTTCTGTTTTGCGATTTAAAGTTAATTGTGCTTTTTTAAAATCAGAATCTAATGTTTCATTTAATTTAAAAACATCTGTTTTATATTTTTCATCTAATTGATATTGTTTTATTTCGTTTTGTGTATTTAATTTATCTATTGCAATTTTTTGATCAATTTTTTGTTTTTTAACATTAGTAGCAATATTTGTTAATTTATTAGCTTCATTACTTAATGCACGAAAAGGTAAAGTTGCACCCTCACTAACATTAGGAATATTAAAAGGAACGCCACTAGTGCGTTGTGATAAATTTTTATTTGTAAATTTAGGAATTTGTACCATAATTAATTATTTAATAAATTGCCGTATTTATTATGCAGCTTTTCTGCATTACTAATTTGCAACTGTATTGTTCTTTTCATGTTGTTATTAGAAATATCAATAAGTTGTTTTTGTTGATCGTAAATTTTTTGATTTAATATTGAAGCATTTTTTGCTTGTGTATTAAGTAAATTATTTGTAGCAAATGCACCTCCTATTGTACCCGCAGCACTAATAAAAGCAGCTGATCGTTGCGCTCTTGCATTAAACATAGCAACATTACCTTCCATGCGTGCCATGACTGCTTGTTGTCTTGCATCGTGGCTCATAACCTGGGAGTCATATAAAATATTTTGTCGTTCCATTTCAGCTTCGGTTAAATTATATTCCATGATTTCAAGAGGTGTACCAGCCATTTTAACACCCGCTTTCATGTATGCTGCTTCTGTTGATGCTTGTTGTTCAGCAAAAGATTTATTAAAAACTTTAACATTTCTTTCGCCTATAGCTAAAGCTTGATCAGCTTTACTATCATAAATATCAGCATTACGATCAGCAATTGATTTTTGATATTGACCAGCAGCCATCGCTGATTGACCAGCAAGTAAACTTCCTACTGCACTTACACCAGCAGCAATCATCATTGGAGGGGACATTATTTTACCCTCGCAAATCTAATATAATCTTCGTTGTTTTGATATTTTTTCATTATTCCTTCTTCCTCCATACCAAGCCATTGTGCAAAACGATGACCTAAAATAAAATCTTTTTTTACAGCAGTTTGTAATCGTGTAATCTTATATTCTTGAATTAAAACTTCCATTCCTTTTTTAATTATTTTAGCTGCACCTAATCGGTGTTGCCAAATTAAATGAGAACCCATAACCCAACCTTCAAACACTTGATCCCATACGGGTATAACTCCACCAGCACATACAATTAAATTATCATAAATAGCTGTGAAAGACATAGACTCAACTTCTAATCCATTTAATTGTTCGTGATATTTTTTATCTATCTCGGTTTGTGGATCATTCATTATTGAAGTAACCATCTTATGTGCGTGTTCTTTTTTAAATTGTATTAATTGCAAATTAGCCATCATTAACTGTAAGCACTGGATAGATTGATAATAATGTTAATGGTAGTGGTTGTGTTTGTCGAACATACACATGACCATCCGTATTAAAATCATCCCTAAACTCAACTTGCTTATCGCCAGTAAAGAGTGGAACGGCTGTATCCATTGCTGCAGCACTTGACCGAAAAGGTATGCGTTCCATATCTGTTAAGCTCGCACCCACTTCTACCCCCACTGTTTCGTGGAGTCGTAATGTAACTTCATTAATTCTTTTTGTTTTTGACTGGGAAGTACCTTCATTACTTTGACTTTCAATACGCATTGTTTGTAACAATGAAGTATAAGGTAATCCAATATGTACTTTAGTTGAAGAACGATCTAAAGTTATTGTTCCTCCTGAAACTGTTTTATCTGGATGTGTAGATCCATTTGCTAATATTGTTACAGCTTGACCTTCTAAATGATCTAATCCACTAATAGATGTTGTGGCGTTACCAGAATAAGTTAAACCACTATCAACAAAAAAAGCATCAGTTTGATCCGTTCCATAATCAAATAAATTTAAATATTCTACATATCGTCTAGTAACACTATTAACAGTGCGTTTAACAATAATATATAATTCATCTTCATTTGAATCTGTTGGAATACTCGCAACACTTTCTACAACTGATTGACCAGAACCAAAAACACCACCTAATATATGACGATGCCATCCAACAACTTGCTCTGTTCGTGCATAAGTTAATCCTAATAATGTTCCATCGCCACGCACACACCACAAAACACTATCTGGTTCTTGTTGGTATGCCATTTCTACAATACCATTTTCACTAATATGCTCTGCTAATAAAGTCATATCTTGTGCTTGATATTGGTCAATATTAAGATTGTATGTTAATTCTCGTATTTTTCTTTTTGCTCGTTGCAAAAACATTGTAACATTTTCAATTTGTACAGCATCAACATTTGCTGAACCATAACTTGATTGCTTTTGAATTTGTACATTTGTTGGTGTTATAGGTAAAGTAGTACCAGAACCACTAACAACAAATTCCCCTCCTACTGTACCTACAATTAATGATCGTTGTGCAGACATATACCGAATGGCATTTACTTTATTCGATGCAATAGTGTACACCATCGCATCAGTATCATTTGTGCCAGTTGTAAAATTTTCTAATGCACCAGATTTACTAAACCATAATGTTTGTGGATTATCATTTGATCCAGCAAAAACTAATCGTTGTTCAAAAAATGTAACAGAACTAGGATATTTATTACTAGCATTATTTATTGTTGGACTGGGAGAACCACTTAATGTTGGAGTTGATAATGTCCAATTTGTATGTCCAGATCGTGTTAATTTTCTAATAGCATAACTTGGATGAACCAAATACATAACATCCGCACTTTGTGCAAATTTAATTGTTGGTATATCTGCTGTTACATAAGGCGATGTAATTTCATAAATTTTATTAGCTACACCACCAGAAGAATATGCTGTAAATGATGATGAATTAATATCTGTACCATCCACATTTTGTAATTCAAATGTATTTGTTGTTTTATCAGCAACCTTAAATGTTTTACCATTTAATTCTGTCATACCAACAACACCAGTAATAATAACATGATCGCCATTTGTATAACCATGAGTATTAGCTGTTATAACAATTGGATTAGCTTGAGTTGCTGCAGAAATAGTTTTATTACTTTCTGTAATAATACCTTGGTCTTTAAAAAAACGAATATATTGATTACCAAATTCTAAAATATAAGTTTGTGTTGTTGAAAACTCAAACGGAATTAATCGTGTTGCAGCAGCACTACTTTTAACTTCATGTACAAACTTTGTGCCAGGTCTACGACTTGCACCACCATGAGGATGGACAACCATATTTTCTAATGTTTTTGTCCCATTAAAATATTTACCTAAATCGGTCCTACCATCTAATCGTGGCGATAATTCCCCAGCGGTAAAATTTGTAAAGGCAACAGTTTGTTTAGCCATTAATACCTCGAATTAATAAATGATCCAGCATCTAAATTATCTGCTGTGCCTTCAGTTGCATCAGCAAATCTTGCTTCACGCAATTTTTCTAAATAAGTTTCTTTCATTTGACCAGCAAGAGAAGTTGATGATGTTATTGCATAACATAATTCTGACGCTAATCGTGCAGCAATTGTTTCTTGGAGTAATGTGTCGTATAAATTTACATCGGTAATTTTAGCAATGTAAATTAAATATATTGTTGCTTCATCAGTTAATACTTTTCTGCCTTCAACTTTAAATTTTTGTCCATTATCTAAATCTGATGAGCTTCCATCATGATGACCTCCTACTTTTAATACGCGTAAACAATCAGATGGTAAAGTATACTGATAGGTGTATTCATGTGTAGGTGTATCTGTTTCAGCAGCTAGTTCAACACGCTTAATTAAACAATTCCATGTATGACTACGAAAGATTGCATCCCTAATAGGTTCATACCTCTGGTTTAATAACCTTGCATTTTTACTATCTTCTGTAATGTCAGTAATGTTGTTTGCACCCAACATATTTAATGCCGAGTTACATATTTCTACTTTAGATGCCATTTATTTTTTCTTTTTTGGAAACCCAGCTTTCATATTTGAATATGATTTTGAGGTTATTGTTGATTTTGATTTTGGTCTTGAAGTACCAGATTTTTTCCTGGCGTTTATATTTGCGTATAATCCTTTTTTAGCCATAAATCTCCTTGTTAAAAAAAGGGGGGAATAAAATCCCCCCGTATTATTTATTGAGTATAGTAAACCCAGAAATAAATAGTACCCGTGATAGCAGCGCCACCCGTAGTAATTTTTAAATCTGTCGATTCTGATACTTTATATCCTAAACCAGCAACAGCCGTATTAGCAGCCGTTGAGCCAGCTAACATTGATTGTGCTTGTCCAGCAGCATTCCATGTGCCTACAGCAGCAAGGTATCTGTCATCATCGCCAGCATCCCCAACTTTTAAAGTTGAAGAACCACCAAGAGCATCACATTTCAAGATTACATCATGAATTGTTGCACCCGCTGGTATTCTAGCAATAGTGATGTCAGAACCACTACCAAGTGAAGAAGCTTCATAGGAATCGTGCCAAACCATCATAGGTGATAGATTACCTCCATCACTCATAACACTAGGAACAGCATCAAGACTTGTTATTGCAACACTTTTTACACTAGCCATATCTTAATCCTCCTATTCATCACAAGGAATCTGAACAACTTTTTCTTCTTCCATTCTA